AAGTTGCCAACCTACGACTGGACAACGGTGTGGATTGAGCCATCTAAGCCCCGCCAAGAGTCCAAAGGGGGAACACACGCATCACCCAGACTGCATGAGCGCAGAGGCCACCTGAGAAGGCTAAAAACAGGCAAGAACGTCTGGGTCAAGTCCTGCAAGGTTGGTGACGCAAGCAAGGGGGCGATATTTCACGACTACGCAATCAAGGAGAGGAACACATGAGCAACCCCCTCGACAAGATGGCAGAGAACGAACGGGAACTTGGCATTCAGATGGAACCAGAGCCGCTTAAACCCGCTGACGGGCAGTTGATCTGGGTGGCGCTGGCATTCATCGCCTTCATGCTGACATTACTGACAATCAGGAGTTGTGTGTGAACGACTGCCAACACCGCTGGACCCCGGTTGAGGGCCAGCCGCTTTACAAATGCGCCCGGTGTGGTGCGTTCATGAGGATCATTAAGTGACAACAACCAACACGGGGCCGCATGTGATCAAGGCGCTGGAGGCGTTCAACGAGTTTGGCCGCATGACTGCGCAGGAGTTTTCCGATTACGCAGACATTGGCCGCTATGACGCGCATGCGGTGCTGGGCCGCATGAACAAGAGGACGAAGGCGGGTGACAAGCGCATCCACGTTGCTGATTGGACGTATGGCCACGACGATGCGCGAAGGTATCCGAGGCCGGTGTATGCGCTGGGGGATAAACCTGACAAGCCAAAGCCGAAGGCCGACCCGGCCGCCAACAGGCGCAGGCATGAGCAGGGCAAGAACCGGATGTACCGCATGACCAGCGTGTTCAACCTGGCGATGAGCAGAGACAAGATCAGAGAAATAAGGAAGGTGACGACATGACGAATATGCACATTGAGATGATTGAGGCTGGAGCCAATGGCACACGGGCTGATGACCTGCAAATCAGCGGCAGCCATTACAAGGACATGCCGATGCAGCCGTGGCATGTGATGGAGGCGGTGCTGACGCCTGAGGAGTTTCAAGGGTTTCTGAAGGGCAACATCATCAAGTACAGCATGAGGGCTGGCCGCAAAGATGGCACGGATGACGCTGGCAAGGCAAGGCACTATGCTCACAAGCTGCGCGAGGTGCAGGGCAAGGCATAATTGCCTCATATGGCAAATAGCACTGAAAACGTCTTTAAGCAGTGGGTGGACAGGTATCACCCCGACCCGGTGCTGTTTGTGCAGGAGGTGTTGGGGGTTGACCCTGACCCCTGGCAGATTGAGTTTCTGAGGGCCATTGCGCGGGGTGATCGCAAGATCAGCGTGCGCTCTGGCCACGGTGTGGGAAAGTCCACAGCGTCAAGCTGGGCCATGCTGTGGTACTTCATGACCCGCAGCCCTGTGAAGGTGGTGGTGACAGCGCCGACCAGCAGCCAGCTTTATGACGCGATGTTTGCGGAGTTGAAGCGGTGGATCAACGCGATGCCGCTGCCACTCCAGGGTTTGCTGACCGTCAAGCAAGAGCGTATTGAATTTAACGCAGCGCCGACCGAGATGTTCATCTCAGCGCGAACAAGCCGGGCCGAGCAGCCTGAAGCCTTGCAGGGTATTCACTCCGAGCATGTGATGCTGGTGGCCGACGAGGCGTCAGGCGTGCCAGAGCAGGTGTTTGAGGCGGCGGCGGGGTCGATGTCTGGCCACAACGCTGTGACGCTGCTGCTGGGCAACCCGGTGCGCTCCAGCGGGTTTTTCTACGACACGCACACGCGCCTGGCTGGCGAGTGGACCACCTTCAGGGTGTCGTGTCTGGACAGCCCACGGGTGTCGGACGAGTACGTCAAGGAGATGCAGACCCGCTACGGGGAGGAGAGCAACGTCTACCGCATCCGAGTGGTGGGCGAGTTCCCCAAGGGTGATGACGACACGGTGATCGCCATGGATTTGCTGGAGCAGGCGGTGAACCGTGATGTGGCGCCAAGCCAGCATGCGCCAATTGTGTGGGGCTTGGACGTTGCGCGGTTTGGCTCTGACAGGTCAGCCCTGTGTAAGCGCCAAGGCAACGCTGTGACCGAGAGCATCAAGACTTGGAAGAATCTGGACCTGATGCAACTCACTGGCGCGGTGGTGGCCGAGTACCAGGCGCTGCCACCCAGCCAGCAGCCGCAGGAGATTTTGGTGGACTCCATCGGCCTCGGGGCTGGGGTGGTGGACCGGCTGCGGGAATTGGGCCTGCCAGCGCGGGGCATCAACGTGGCCGAAAGCCCTGCCATGGGTGGCACTTACAGGAATCTGAAGGCTGAATTGTGGTATCGGGCGCGAGCCTGGCTCGAGGCACGCGACTGCAAGATGGCCAAGGACGAGGTGCTGATTGCGGAGTTGGCCACGGTGCGGTACAGCTTTACCAGCAACGGCAAGATTCAAATTGAGGGCAAGGACGAGATCAGAAAGCGCGGCCTGCCCAGCCCTGACAAGGCAGACGCCTTTGTGCTGACGTTTGCCTCTGACGCCATTGCCGGGATGTACGGGTCAGCAGCCAGCAGCAAGTGGAGCCAGCCGCTGCGCCGCAACCTGTCCAGAGTCGCATAATCTGGGGTAACCAACTGGAGGTTTTTTATGCCGATGAGCAAAGCTGAGAAAAAGGTGGGCAAAGTCATGTCCGAGTACAAGGCTGGCAAGCTGCACAGCGGCGGCACTGGCAAGGTAGTGAAGAACCCCAAGCAGGCCATTGCCATTGCGATGAGCGAGGCCAAGATGCCCATGCGCGGCCAGCGCACAGCCACCAACCGGAGCAAGAAATAATGGCCACTATGCAGCGCACCATGGAGCAAGCCATGGACCGTGACGAGATGGAGGGGGAGGGCGAGAACTGCCCCATGCCTACCCAAGACATCACGCTGAACCTGAAGAACCGGGCCAAGGCCATCACCAGCGCGGCCTACGGTCCTGAAAACCCCAAGCTGCCAAACCGTGCTTTTTGGGCCAAGAAGGCTGATGCATGGGATGTGTCCGAGCGTGACGCCAAGACCAGCCTGTGCGGCAACTGCGCGGCATTCAACGTGTCGGACGACATGAAGGAATGCATCGCCAAGGGCATCGGCATGGACGCCGACCCATGGGGCACCATTCGACTGGCCGATCTGGGCTACTGCGAGATTTTTGACTTTAAGTGCGCAGCCAGCCGCACCTGCGATGCGTGGGTGGTGGGTGGCCCCAACACGGGTGAGCAAGAGGGCGAGATGGAAGAAGGGGATGAATCATGAAAGGCTTATATGCAAACATTCATTCAAAACGCGAAAGAATCGCTGCTGGCTCTAAAGAGAAAATGCGCCAGCCTGGCGCAAAGGGTGCGCCAACGGCTGCTGCTTTTAAAGCAGCGGCTAAAACGGCCAAACCTGTGAAGGCTAAAAAATGAAGACCCCGGCTTGGCAGCGTGCCGAGGGCAAAAGCCCATCGGGTGGCCTGAACGCCAAGGGCCGCGCCAGCGCCAAGGCGCAGGGCATGGACCTCAAGGCTCCTGTCAAGTCGGGTGACAACCCCAGACGGGCCAGCTTCTTGGCACGCATGGGCAACATGCCGGGTCCAGAGATGAAGGGCGGAGAGCCGACCCGGCTGCTGCTGTCCCTGAAGGCTTGGGGTGCCAGTTCCAAGGAAGACGCCAAAGCCAAGGCCAAGGCCATCTCGGCCAGAAACAAAGCGAAAAAATGATCCCCATTTGCATCTCAACCGTGCATGGCAAAGGCTTGGCCGTGCTGCTGGAGTCCATCAAGCAGTACGCACCCGAATGCCCTGTTTACTTGCGTGGGCCGCAGGCGGTGATTGAGCAGCACCAGGCGTTTCTCAAAATCTACGGGCAGCCGAGCAACTTTGGCGACGACTACAACCATGTGATCGGTGAGGCGCTCAAGGATTGGAACGACTGCATTGTGGCCAACGATGACATCGTGCTGACGCCCGACAGCGTGAAACTGCTGATGGAGGATGTGCAGATCATCAAGACCATGCACAGCGTGCGTGCCGGGTGGGTGGCGTCCAGAAGTGATGCCGCGCGGCCTGGGCAGAATGTGCGCATCACCGAGCAGCCAGAGCGCCTGCACTTCTACAAATTCCCCTCCGAGGCCCACATCAAGATGGCCGAGGAGGTCAGCCCGATCTTTGCGTACATCAGCAAAGA